TTACTTCTGGGAGTAGTTGACTAATTCAATATCACGCTTTAAGTCGTCCACGGATCTATGAATATAATATTTTTCGGTTACGTCATAGAGTTCATGACCGACGATCAACTTCAAAACGTCGCGCGGCATTCCGTTAGCTTCGGCGTTCGTGATAAATGTGTGGCGCGTTTCGTGCGGCGTGTGCGTCATGCGTAGCCATTGCATAATGTGCTTGAAGCGTCCGCGATACTGATCATAAGTCAAGCCAGTTTGCCGTTCATCTACAAAAAGAAATTTCCGATCCGTCCGGTAATGCTTCCGGACAATATCACGGATCAAAGAGTGGATCGGAACAATGCGATCCGTTCCGGCTTCGGTTTTCATTCCGCCGACAATCACGCCGCCGTCAAGATCGACGTTTTCATTTTCGATCAAGCAAATTTCAGTCGGTCGAAATCCGGTATATAAGCCGAAAAGAATTAGATCAATGAATGGGGCTTCTTCATGTTGCCACAGCGTTGCAATTTCTTCCGGAGAAAACGGCACGCGGTTTTCTTTGTTCCGCTTGCCTATTTTCTGCACAAATAACGCGCTATAATCCTTTTCAACGACTTCGTGGATCATACACCACTTATACATGAGGTTAAAAAGCGACTTCATGCGGCTTTTTGTCGATTCCCCCACTTGCGCGTCCTTGATCACACCTTGCAAGTGTTCGACGCGCAGATCACGCATTCTTATATCATAAAGTGGCTTGCAATAAGCATAAGCGGCTTTATAAGAGCGCGCAGAAGAAGGATTTTTCAAAGTTTCGTAGTATTCCGAAGACCAGCGGTCGTAAACTTCGGAAAAAGTGATCTTGTGCTGGTCAATGTCGTAAGGATTTTCAAGAAAAGAATTCAAAGCCTTTTCCGCTTCTGGTCGCGTGGCGAATGTTCCGATCGTCTGGTAGACTTGCCGCACTCTGCCGCTTTCCGCGTCAATCTGCCAGCCGATCGTAATCCTTGCACACCACGGCTTTCTGCGCTTGCCGCCGATCCGATAGACTGATCCGTCGCCGTTTGCGCGTTTCATACTCATAAATATGCACCTTCTTTCTAAAATTTGCGGAAAAAGGGCATAAAAATAAAAGCCCCATTTCCATTGATTTATTGAAGGGCTTTTGCTATAATAATCTTGTCCAGAGATTAAATAGCAAGCCCGAACAATCGGAGTTTTGCAGCCGTCCACGTTACCAGCGTGGGCGGTTTTCTTATTCTACATCAAGAAACTTTCCGAAGAGTTCCGCGCCATAAACATTATGGCTTTTTGAACAATGCACTTCGACACGCATTTCACAAGGTCTTTCGCGGTTATTTTCAAAAAAATATACCATGTCAGCTTCAATATTTCCGATTATGTAATCATTCACTTTCACATAATACGCCGGATCGCCTTTCCAGAGATAGCGATCAAGAGTAACTAAAAGATCGCCGTCGAATGGCTTATCGTGAAAATAAAGTTTTTTCAAAAGTTTTTGTCGATCCGTTCCGTCGTCGTTGGAGAAAGTAACGCCGACAACATCAAAGTTGGAAAAACTTTTTGTGGGTTGCTTCTTAGGCTTAGAGCCTTTATCAGATACAGCGTCTGGAGAATATAAAAGCGGCTTTAATTTATCGTTAAAAATAAGATACAAGCCGAGAAGCAGGAAAAGAAACCAACTGGCGACGCGGTAACGATAAAAGCCATATATAAAAACGAGTATCGAAGCACAACCGAGAACAAAATATATTTTCTTTTTCATACGATCACACCTTTCTGAAATCAACTTGAACAATATTACCATGACACTTTACGCCATTTCTTTTATATCCCTTTTTACATCAAGACCAAGAGCGCGAAGAACCATTGCTTTGCCTACGTCATCAGCACGCCTATAAGAAATAATTATGTCGCGCTCAATACCGGACACGTTCAGAGAGCCGGACGGAATTACTTCATCAAGCCCGAACATATCAGAAAGAGAAACATTCAAGATCCTACATATAAGAAATAATGTGTCAATGTCCGGAGTATATGCGCCGCGTTCCCAGCCGGAAACAGTTGTCGCACCAACGCCGAGACGATCCGCGAGTTCCTTTTGATTTAGCTTTGCTTTCTTACGATAAAACGAAATATTTTTCTGAATATTATCTTTTAATTTTCTTTCATTTGAATTTGTCATTGTATCAACCTTCTTTCCTTAAATGTATATTACCACCTTAAAAAACTAATAGCAATAAAAAAATACAGAAAATCAGTAAAAAAGTATTGACAAAGCAGAAATACAGTAGTAGCATACAAATATAGCAGAAATGCAGTAGTGAAATACAGAAAGGAAGTGATTGAAATGGTCGGATCTTTAGCAAAGCAGTATATGAAAGAAAACGGAATAAAGCAAAGCTATGTCGCGGAAAAGATGGGATTATCGCCGCAGGTACTAGGGCAGATATTAAACGAAAACAGAAAAATCGAAGTGCAAGAATATTGTGATATGTGCATGGCTTTAGGGGTGGACATTTCAAAATTTGCGACAGAAGCCGGAATTTATAAGAGAGAAGCACCGGAAGAGACAAGCACGGCAGCAGGCGCATAAGAATATATACCACAAACGAAGGGAGAAGAAACAATGTTAAAAATAGGCGACAAAATCAAATGTGCGGACAGCGACGACGCAGTGGACACAATGCAGCAACTAGAAGCCAATGGAGCAAAAACAGAATTCATATATGAGCAGGACGGACAACGCGGAATATGGCTGGAAGTTATAGCAATTAAAAAAACGAACACGAAGCGCGACAAAGAGTGCGTCAACGACGACACGATCGGAAGTGTATGGGGAACGATCACGACGCTGGAGAATTTGAACGAAGCAGTAAAGGCGCGCGGAATGTTTCAAGCACAAATAGAATTCTGCGGAATATTGAACGACTGGAACGGCAACAGTTATTCATTTTTCAAAGATACGAAGACAGAAGAAAATTACTTCGTAGAATTAGGCTAGGAAGGCGCAAAATGAAGACTGAAAAAATGTTATTGACAAACAACAGCAGGAAAATGGCAGGATTGCCGCTTCATAGAAAGAAAGACAAAAGAAAGCGTTTCTTTACACGCTGCGAAGCGTCGGAAACAATAGACGCTTTTCTAAAATATTGCAATAGAGAATAACCGGACAGACTGACAAAGAAGAACACTAAAAGCGGCGGCGTGCTTGCGACACGTCGCCACCAGTTACCGAACAAACCAGAATGATAGTTGCTTCAAAAAGAAGCGTCCGTCGGAAGTGTTAGATCGTCGTCTGTGATATGTACGCATTAAAGCGTAAATTTATTCAATCGTTCAAAACGATCGAAAAGATCGAGATATAAGGCGACTGGAACGTCTTCTGGACACTCCAGCACCTTTTCATGGAAGATATATTGATCATAGAACGGCAGCAGGGCAGCAGTTAAAAACGCCGCGTGCATACCATTACTAAATTGAATATTATCATTTTCCATGCGATCACCTTCTTTCGAGGTCGTCCGGCTTCTTTATTATATACGAAATCAAAACAAAAATAAAGAAAATATTAAAAAATACCACAAACGAAGGGAGCGAAAGCACATGAAAAAGATTTTACTTGAATTAGAAATCGACGAACAGCAAGAAGCAGCACTAAAAGAATTATTGCCAGCATGGCAGCAGTACAAAGGATCAGAAGGGAATTACCCTTTTAAAGACTGCACACCGGAACACTTGCTTGAAATGATAATGTACGAAGGAAGCAAATGGCAGATATGGCGCAGGATCAAACTAGAGCAATGCAGACAGGACATGATCACGTATGACGAAAAATGCGACGAAGATTATATCACGATCGCGGAACGTATAGCAAAGCGCGGCGAATTGTCGCAGGAAGGCGGCGGATCATGATCGGAAAAATAACAGTCGTCGAAGCTGCAAAAATTCTTCATGTGTCGGATCAGTTCGTCCGCGTAGGACTGCAAAGAAATGTTCTTCCGATCGGTACAGCCTTGAAAATGTCGTCAAAGTGGACGTATCAGATCAGCGCAGGACTTCTGGAGAAGTACAGCGGCGAAAATATAGAAAAAGAACTGGAGCGCATTCGCGGCACATAGGGGGCAAAGCATGAACTTGAAAGAAACATTGTCGCTTCTGTCTGCGCCAGACAGAATACGGATCATAAAAGGCGAAGAAGAAATATATACTGGCTTTCTAGGTACATACGAAATCAGAAGCGATATTAAATTAACAGGAAACGAGATTGTGGAACGATTGCAGGCAATACCGGAAATAAGGCACAGGCAATGGAAAGAAAAAGGACTACTGCCGCCGACAGAACCGAACTGGACGGCGCAATATAGTTTTTCAGACTTAGAAATGAAAATATACTACACGATCACACTAAAATCATGCGACGAAGGCGCGGAAGGGGGCAAAAATGCAGATATGGGAAAAGACAGCGATCGGAATTGATAGAAAAGCATTGCTGGGGATTTTAAAGGAATTCAGACAAAACGGAATTCAAGGCATTTCAAGCAATATGCAGTTGACAATATATTTGAAAAGGTTATCCACAGAAAAAGTTTTTGAAATGATAGATATAGACAGAGAAGCGACGCTGCAAATGCTTGTAGATTGTCTGGGAGTAGAAAAGGCGTTTGAAATAGCACAGGGAAAGAGCGCGCAGGAAGAAAAAGCATTGTTTCACATGACGGAAACAATCAAAGACATGAAAAGCGAACTGGCGCGGAAGGATCAAGAGATAATGACGCTAAAGGCGAAATTATACGACGCATACGAAGAACACAACACAAGACCGAAGGAAAATTCAAATAAAGGAGAATTGCGAGAATGCAGGAAAGAGCAAACACGATCGGTATTGTTGGAGTGATCACAGAAACGCCGAAGCTGATACTAAAAGCACCAGAATGGAAGAAAGAAATTTATGAAACAAAAATAAGAGTACCAAGGAGAAGCGGAACGCAAGACGAATTGATCTTGCAGTATGCAGGATCAGTCGCAAAGACAAAGAAAAATCTTTCAAAAATCAGAAAAGATGCGGAAGTGCTGATCGGCGGCAAGGTCAGAACGCAAAACGTATTTGAAAGAAAACCGACTGAACCTTCTGTCAAGATCTACGTCGAAGCGGAAGTCTTAGCAATAAACGATCCGCCAGCAGAGCAACAGAACGAAGTCACGCTGAAAGGGAATGTGTGTAAAACGCCAGTCATGCGAACCACAAGAAAAGGCGTTCACGTCGTAAGTCTTATGGTGGCAGTATCGAACGGAAAAGAAAAAGCCGACTTTCTGCCGTGTATATGCTGGGGCAATGTCGCAGACGTGGCAGCAGTCCTTCACAAAGGAACATACGTGGAGATCGAAGGGCGTATGCAGTCCAGAGAATTCAAAAAATATATTGATGATATGCCGCACCTTTTCACAGCTTACGAAGTCACAGTCGCACAACTGGGCGCGGATATGTCAGACATAAGCACGCCGCCTTCGGGGGGGGGCAAAACGAAGAATAAAGAAAAAGAGAAAGGAAGGAAAGAAAAATGATGAAAATTGAAACTTTTGTGCAGGCGGTATCACTTGACGATCTCTTGAAGGAAGTCTGGAAGACGTTTGAAAGCGAGGATCACGAAAAAGTATTCGTGCAGGCAAACAAAGAGCATTTAGAGACACAGAAAAAGGACTTGAAGACCATTGAAAAGCTGATCGCACAGACAAAGGAAGCGGCAAGCCGTGAAGACGTATATACAAACGCGGCGATCATTGTGGGATATGCGAACGCTATGGAAGCACACGGCATTATTTCAAGCGGAGAATTACAGAGATTGAACGCATTGATCGGAACAGTCGCAGAAAGAAGGATCGCGGAACTTGAAAGCAGAAGGCACGGCGCAGCTTTTAGAAACATCATGCGCATGGGAAAGGTAACAGCATGAAGGGCGAATACAAAAGGATCTATGCGGTAGACTTCGACGGAACGCTGGCGGAAACAAAATTCCCAGAAATCATAAGACCTTGCATTCCTATGTTTATCACTTGCAAAGAAATCAAGCGTCGCGGACACATTTTGATCTTGTGGACTTGCAGAGTAGGAAAAGAACTGGACGAAGCCGTGGAGTTTTGCAGAAAGTACGGATTAGAATTTGACTACATAAACGAAAACACGCCTGAGAATATAGAAAAATGGGGAAACGATTGTCGAAAGATATTTGCAAATGAATATATTGACGACAAATCATGGTCGCCGATCAGAGAAAGGATCTGGCGGCGAAGAACAGAAAAGGCGTTCGCGCGCGGCGCGTGGAGCGTAACGACGGCAACACAGCTATTTTTGATCGCGGCGATCGTTTGCCTTGTTTTGAAAATAGCAGGAATGCATTACAATGTTACTTAGGAGAGGTTTGGCTTATGAATTTATTATCGCTATTTTCTGGTTGTGGAGGAATGGATATTGGCTTTGAGGGTGATTTTATATGCTTGAAAAAGTCAATCAATAGTGACATTCACCCAGAGTGGATAAAAGAAACGAATGGTGATTGGGTTCGAGTTGCACCAACAAGATTTGAAACCGTTTTTGCAAATGACATTAGACCTGATGCGAAAGCAGCGTGGGTTTCGTATTTTTCTCAAAGAAGAGAAAATGCAAACGACATATATCATCTTGATAGCATTGTCGACCTTGTTAAAAGGGCAAACGCCGGTGAAAATGTTTTCCCCGCAAATATAGATATAGTGACAGGCGGTTTTCCATGTCAAGACTTCTCAATAGCAGGAAAAAGACTAGGATTTAATTCGCAAAAGAGCCACTTGGGTGGTGTGCTATCTGATAAGGAGTCGTCCGTTGAAAGCCGTGGGCAACTATATATGTGGATGAGAGAGGTTGTGACAATTACAAGCCCCAAATTGTTTATTGCCGAGAATGTAAAAGGTTTGACAAATCTTGAAGATGTAAAGGAAGTTATAGAGCGTGACTTTGCAGAGACAGGAAATGGGGGGTATATTGTGGTACCTACTAAAGTATTGTATTCTCCGAACTATGGAGTTCCGCAATCTAGGGAACGAGTTATTTTCTTTGGATTTAAGAAAAGTGTCTTAACAGATGAGGCTGTCAAGGCGTTGTCTAGTAAAGTTATTCCAGCGCAATATGACCCGTATCCACCAATAACACATGGAAAAAATCTTTGGGATATTGTCACTTGTGGAGATGCGTTTGTGGGGTTAAAAGAACCGGAAGAAAGCGTTGATATTTCTCAAACAAAGTATTCCAAAGCAAAATATATGGGGGCGCATTGTCAAGGACAGACAGAAGTCAAGTTAGATGCCGTAGGTCCGACTATCAGATCGGAACATCATGGAAATATCGAATATAGACGATTATGTGCAGAGCATGGTGGTAAGCATAAGGAAGAGTTGGAAAGAGGACTAAAGGAAAGACGTTTGACAATTCGTGAGTGCGCACGTATTCAGACATTTCCAGATGATTATCAGTTTATACTAAAGGCAACAAGTAAGAACAAGGGCGTTTCTTCTAGTGACGCATATAAAATCATTGGAAATGCGGTTCCGTGCGTTTTGGCGTATAACATAGCAAAGAATATTGAGGAGAAATGGTCGTTATATTTTAGGGAGGGATAGTTATGATTATTTCTGTTAACCCTAAGCCAAGTATATTATAAAAGCGAAAGGAAGGAAAGAACATGGCAAAAGGAGAAGCAAAAAGCGGATCTTGTCGCTTCTGCGGTCAACAGATCATCATTGACGGCGGCGCAGACATGACAGAACCACAGCTTGAAGAAGCTGCAACAATGCGCTGCGAATGTGAAAAGGCGTTAAGCTATCAAGAGGTGGCGAACAGGCGACAGACTGCAAAGCAGCGCGCAAATGAACTATTCGGCGAAAATTCCGGAGAATACAGACAGCCAGAAGACGTGCTGAAACTGATCGAAAACGCCGTCGATCTGATCTGCGACAAAAAAATGAAGCAAATAAAAATCGGGATCAAAACAGGCTTGCAATGCCGGATCATGCTAATGGCAAAAGACAAGATCAAGATCGTGCGCGAGACTTCAAACACAGATACTTTTAAGCAATAAGCAATGTACGAACTAAACAGGCTATACAATGAAGACTGTATGCAGGCAATGAAGAAGATCCCAGACAAGTTTTTTGAACTCGCGATCTGCGATCCGCCGTATGGGATAGGCGTTGATGGTCAAAAACTTAGTATCAACAAAAATCCGAAACACAACCGGAAAGCGCACGAAAAGAAGAACTGGGATAAACAGATCCCAGAAGAAGCATATTTCCGCGAACTGGAGCGCGTGAGCGTCAATCAGATCATCTGGGGGGGGAATTACTTCATAGAGCATTTACAGAAAGGCACAAAAGGCTGGATTGTATGGGATAAAGGACAACGCGGCTTGACAATGTCAGATTGCGAACTGGCATATAGCAGCATGAACAAGCCGACAAGGATCGTCACGATAAACCGCGCGGAACTGCAAAAAGACTTCACGTTCCACCCAACACAGAAGCCGATCCGCTTATATGAATGGATCATTGTAAACTACGCGGCAGCAGGTGACAAGATACTGGACACACACGCAGGATCGGGCGCGTGTCTTCGGGCAGCATATCGCACCGGACACGATTTTCTAGGCTTTGAGATTGACGAAGATTATTTCAAAAAAGCAAATGAAAGGCTGCATGATGAAATGGCACAAATGCGCTTTGCATTCTGACAGACAACGAAGAGACAAAACAAGCGACGCAATGCAAGACAAAAAGATCCGGCTTGAACTGACATTCAAACCGGATCTAGCATTCCTAAAAATATGAAATTAACAACCTATAAATATCATAGCATAGGAGCGCGAAAAAGTCAATAAAATAGCGGTATTAAAGCCGCTTTAATGACTTGTTAAGCATATTATTTTATCGACAAGGCAGGTCAAAAACCAATGCCATACAAACGCGAAATATGCAAGGCAGGAAAGACAAAGCAATATACATACTACTACAGCACCAGAGCAGACACAAAAGAAGGAAGCAGACGGAAGAAAGAGAATAAAACCAGCGAAGCACAAAAGAAAGTAAATAGCAGGCAGGCAGTCAAAAAGCTAACATGGATCTTGAATGATAATTTTGACGGATCAAGCCTATATGTCACATGGTCGTATGAGAAAGAGAAAAGACCAGAAGGAAAAGAAGAACTGAAAGCAGACGTTGACAAGCTACTGCGCCAGCTTCGGAAGATCTACAAACAGGAAGAGCGGATCTTGAAATATGTCTGGGTGGCAGAACGCGGCGAGAGAGGGGCGGCACACATTCACATGGTAATCAATGAGATCAGTACAAAGAAGTTGAAGTCGTGCTGGTCAAAAGGATTTATCACGATCAAGCCAATGGACGATAGTGGACAATATGCCAAACTAGCAAGCTACTTCGTGAAGTATTCAGAAAAGACCATGAAGACGTGTGAAGGCTTCGGCGGTAAAAGATACAATTCGAGTAAAAATCTTTCGATCCCAGAGCCGGAGAAAAAGACAGTATCGAGCCGAAACGCATTCAACCATAACATTCAAGTGCCTTCCGGCTGGTATGTCGACAAAGACAGCATAGCCGAAGCATGGCACGAAGTAACAGGCTTTTTATATTTCACGTACACGCTGATCAAGGACGGCAGCAGGCGGCAGCAGTCACAGAAAGAAAGTTACACGCTGGATCTTGAAACCGGAGAAGTGAACATCACAGAAACGAGAAAGAAAGAAGGAAAAGCACATGGCACAAAATAAAGGATATTTGCAAGCGGCGCGCGACGAAGGATCGAACGAACAATACACGCCGTTCTACGCGGTAGATCCGATTGCAAAATATATCAGCAAAGAGAAGAAGATCTGGACACCTTTTGACAAAGAGTGGTCGGCATACTATCAGACATTTAAGAGGGGGGGGTGGAGCGTCGAAAGAAGCTGCATAGACGAAGGGCAAGACTTCTTCGACTATGAGCCGGATCAATACGACGTGATTATCAGCAATCCGCCATTCACGAAGAAAGACGAAATATTGCGCAGGCTTTACGAACTTGAAAAGCCGTTCGCCGTGCTTCTGCCGCTTAATTCATTGCAAGGCGTTGAACGCTTCCAGTATTTCCGAAACGGAATACAGCTTCTGGCGTTTGACAAGCGGATCGCATTTCACAGCGCAAACAGCATGGAAGAATATAAAAAAGGCGCGTCATTCGCGACGGCGTATTTTTGCCGCGACATTTTGCCGCATGATCTGATCGTCGAAGAATTAAAAGAATATAAAAAACCGCTGAAAGAAGGGAAAGAAGAACCATGACAGAACCACAACAAAAGGACTATGAAGAACTACTGGAACAGCTACGACAAGAAGAAGAAGTCTGCGAAAGCTGCGCAGATAGAAATATGCCATTCGACGTGTGCGAAAACTGCGGAACGCATGGAAACATAAAGGATCTTGAAACGCTGATCCACGACATGACAGTAAACGAAACGGAGAGCGAAGAAGCATGAAACGAAAGTGCGTAAATACAGAATGGGAAACGTCAAAAAGACCGAAAGCACCGAAGCAAATTCGCGCAAAAGGTATTCGCGGACTTCTGGGCGTTATTTCTCCAAGCAAAGCGCAAATGCGCGCTGCAATAGGCGACAAGCAAGTGCAGAAATATTTTGATGAAGTCAGAAGGTATTTGAATTATAGGCGACTGACAACGAAGGAAGAGTGGCGCACATATTACAGATACACGCGCTGGAAAAAGAGAGTTGAAAAGACGGAAGGGAGCAAATAACAATGTACGGAAATCTAAAACGCGGCGAAGACACCGAACAAATGGGAGTGATTGACTGGGCGAACTGGAACAAAAACCACTTTCCAGAATTAAAAATGCTTTTTCACATTCCAAACGGCGGAAAGAGATCAGCGACAGAAGCAGCACGCTTCAAAGCTATGGGAGTAAAAGCCGGAGTACCGGATCTTTGTTTACCAGTACCGCGCGGCGGCTTCGCTGGGCTTTATATCGAAATGAAGTACGGAAAGAACAAAACGACGGACAATCAGAAAGAGTGGATCGCGGATCTGCAAAAGCAAGGCTACAAAGTCGCCGTGTGCTACGGCGGAGAAGAAGCGACAAGGACACTTGAAGCATATCTGCAAACACAGGAAACAATATTGACCGATCCGGCAGCAGTACCAAGCAAGCCAAAACGACGGATCGAAATATATTGCGCACAGGAAGACAAAGAGAAAATCAAAAGCGCGCTTGCGTTCGCAGCGGAAAAGGGCGAATGTTGTTTCGGCGAAGAATTCACGCCGCCACAATGCTTCGACGGAAAAGAAAAGCCGAAGTCGTGCGCCGCGTGCGTGCTGGAGAATATAAAACTTTACGAATATGAATAAACGACGAAGGGAAGGAAAGCAAAAAATGAAAACAGTTTCGATCATCAATCTAAAAGGCGGAGTGGGAAAGACAACGACAGCGATCAACATGGCGCAAAAGCTATCTGGCAGAAATTACAGACAGCGCGTTTTGCTGATAGACAACGACAAGCAGGGAAATACAAGCCGATTTTTTGAAAAATTCAACAAGACAAGCAACTGCGGAACGAATGAAATATTGCGGCGCATAGATCCGACAGTCTTTCACATTACAGACACGCTGGATCTAATAACGGCAAATATGACGCTGGAAGCGGCAGAATATGAAGTATTAGCAGCGACAGACAACCAAGCAAGCCGCTTCAAAGAATATCTGGATAAAGTAGCCGATCAGTACGATTTTTGTATTATTGACAACGCGCCAGCGGTCAGTATGTGCGTGATCAATGCGCTTTGCGCTTCCGACGAAGCAATCATCACGATAAAACTTGACGACTGGTCGCTTGACGGCGTGGACATTATCACGGAACAAATAGCAAACATCAAGGCGATCAACAAAGGCTTAAAAGTTGGCGGCGTACTTCTAACAGCTTTCAAGAAGACAGAAAGCAACCTTGCAGCAGAAGAATGGCTGCGGAATAACTGCCACTATCGCGTATTTGATACAAAGATCCGGTACAGCGACAAGATGGACGCATGGACATACAGCAAAGAGCCACTAGACGACTTTTCAAAAATGTGCGCTGCGGCGGTCGATTATAGAAAATTCATGCGCGAATACATGGGCGTATTTGAGTAAAAAGAAAGAGAGGTCGAAAAAGATGGCTTTCAACATCACGGATATACTAAACAGCAAGACACGCGGAAGCATGACAGAAGGTTATTTGCCGATCAAGTTAAGCGTTGACGACATTATAATCACGAAACACAATAAATACAGCATGGACGAAATAAACGAACTTGCAACAGGAATTCACATGGCTGGAGCATTGCAACAGCCACTTGTGGTCGGAAAGGTCGGCGAAGAATACTGGCTTGTAAGCGGACACAGAAGACACGCCGCGATCAAATTACTTCTGGCAGAAGGCGAAGAACAATTCAAAGAAATAGAATGTCGCTACAAGGAAATGACGGAAACAGAATTCAGAATGGAACTTCTGATCGGCAACACATTCAACCGAAAGCAGACAGACCACGACAAGATGATCGAAGCGCAGGAATGGAAAGAACTTCTGGAGCAAATGAAGAAAGACGGATCATTCAAGCCGGAGAAGGGAACGCGGACACGCGACTATATAGCCGCGATCATGGGAGAAGCAACCGGAACGATCGGAATGTATCAGCAGATCGCAAACAACGCCACGGACGCGATCAAAGAACAATTCGCCGCCGGAAATATGAACATGACAGCGGCAGCAGAAGCAAGCAAGCTGGAAGAAGACAAGCAAAACGCTATTGCACAAGCGGCAGCAGACGGACAGGAAACAAGGGCGGCAGAAATAAGAGCAATGGCAGAGGAACGGCAGCAAGCGAAGGAAAAGGCAGACGAAGACGAAGAAACAGACGAAGAAGAACACAGCAAACAAACGCTGGAGCAAATGAAAGAAAGCGTGTCAGATACCGACACGACAGAAGAAGAAAGGAAAAACGCCAGAAGGCTTCACGCGCTGAAAATGCTTGAAAAGTATTATATCTACATGAGCGAAGAAGAAGTGGGAATATTAGAGCGAATGTTGGAAGACTGCAAGCGAAGAAAGCGCGAATATGGACTGGACGACGTAGGATCGACGATATGAAAGCAATAATCACGCTGGAGAATGAAGACGAAATAAAAAAGTTTATCGGGCAGCAGTCACAAGAAGCAGCAGTCACAGAGACAGACGACGAACCAGAATTCACACAGGAAGAAGCGGAACGCTACAAGGTAGCGTCCGATCTTGCCACAGTCTGCGACTATCTGGAAGACAGCGAAATAATTAAAATACGGCTGATCGTGACAAAATGCGAAGCCAGAATGGAAAGAGACAAGGCGCAATGAAAACACTTTTGAAGATAGCTTTTATAATTGCAGCAGTCGGAATGGTTTTATTTGTCCTTTTTATCTTAGGGATCGCAGCGGTAGCGATCGAAGAAGCAAAAGAGGACATGAAGGAATATAGAGACTAGAGAAAGAGAGGAAAAGCAATGGCAGAAAAAGAGAAAGAAAGCGAATGGGAAGTTGTGCAAGGGATGGGCGGCTGGGCGATCGGATATTTCAAATGCAAAAATTGTGGACATAAAGACGGAGAAGACAAAGAAATGTGTCCGAACTGCAAAGCAAAAATGAAGAAAATTAAATGGGGATAGAAGAAAGGAAATTAAGGCATGAGAAAAGAACTGGAAGAAGCGGTCGCAAGGATTAAAAGAGAAGAATTGACGGCGGCAAATAAGGAATTCGCGCAATTCAATAGCACCCATGAAGGCTATGCAGTCATACTGGAACAGGCGCAGGAGACAGAAGAAGAACTGCGAAGCATGGCGGCGAACCTACAAGCATTGTGGCAGACAATAAGACAGAACAAAGACGCAGCAACAATCGAACAGACAGCAGAAGGCGTGGAGTTGACGGCGCAGGCGTTAGCAGCGGAAGCAATCCAGACGGCAGCAATGGCGCGAAAGATGATCGACTATTTACAGATCAGCACGGCAGCAGGAGCGACAGGCGCGTCAAAAAGCGCAGGAGCAAACGCGCTGGAGTACGCAACATCATGAGCGCGGCGGCAGCAGTCGCGATCTTCCTTGCAGTATTCGCATATATAGAAATGGCGGTCGGTACTGGGTACTATATGTTTTTGATAACAAAAAGCACGGCGGAAACAAGCGACAAAGAAAAGAAGCAGTTAAAAAAATACAGCATAGCGGCTGGCGTTCTATTCCCGATCACGATTGCGATCTTGATCGCCGGACGGCTGGCGGAAAGGAAGTAAACAAATGAACATGACGGCGATCATCATTACAGCGATTATTTGCGCCACAATCTGCATTCTGGCGTTAATCGGAAAGAAGGGAAAATGAATAAAATAATTTTAATGGGGCGACTGACAAGAGATCCGGAAGTACGCTGGACACAGGGCGCGCACTCACAAGAACAAATGTGTATTGCACGTTACACGCTGGCAGTCGACAGAAGACAGAAGGACGGCGGCGCAGACTTTCCGCAGATTGTTTCTTTCGGTAAGGCGGCAGAGTTCGCGGAAAAGTATTTCCGAAAAGGAACAAAGATTATTGTTACCGGAAGAATACAGACAGGAAGCTACACGAACCGCGACGGCGTGAAGGTCTACACAACGGAAGTTGTCGCAGAAGATCAAGAGTTCGCAGAAAGCAAAGCAGCAAGGGGAAACGAACAAACGCCGCCGGAAACAGACGAAAACGGCTTCATGAGAATACCGGACGGCATAGAAGAAGAATTGCCGTTCAGTTAAGGCAAAGAGCAAAGAGACAGGCGAAGAGACGAACCAGAACGAAAAGAAAGCACTATAAAGCATAAAAGAAGAAAAGCATTGAAAAACTACGTGAATAATGCTATTATTGAGACGTAGACGAAGACAGAGACAACAGACGACGAAAAATGTTTGTTGTTTCTGTCTCTTTTTATTTACAGCTTTCCTTCGCTGGCGGCAGCAGTCGCCAGCAACAGAAAGGAACATGACATGGCAATGTCACAAGATCAGCTTGAACGCTGGATCAATGAACTAATCAAGCAGGACAAACTAGAAAAGTTTTATAAATGCAAAGAGTGGCGCGAACTATCAGAACAGATCAAAAAAGAAAATAACTATGAATGTGTATTCTGCAAGCGTCGCGGCATTCATTCGCCAGCGCGAAGCGTTCATCATGTGCAATGGGTACGCAAGCACCCACGGCTGGCATTGTCAAGGACATACGAATATAAAGGCAAGGTCTACCAGAACTTGATCCCATTGTGCGAAAGCTGCCACAATGAGCAGCACCCAGACAAGCGCGTCCAGAATGAGTACAGAAAAGATCATTTTATGAACGAAGAACGCTGGTAAAGGCGATCCCCCCACCAAAAAGAATTGAAATTCCGTCGGCGGTTGGGAATCGGGGCAAGGGGTAGACAAAACAGAAAATCGCGCGCACGCATGAGAGGGGGGTGGGGTACATGGCAAAGAAGGAACGCGACGAACGCACCGAAGAAGTCAAAAAAATAACGCGGTCAAAAGTGTATCGGGAGATCAAAAACGACTTGCTGGATCAGCTTGACGCAAACGGCACAGTCGGAAAATTTTACGAAGACATGATCGAAGATTATATGACCATGTACGTCACAAAGACGCTTTGCGCGCGAGACATTCAAAAGCGCGGAACTACTGTAAAATATAACAACGGCGGCGGTCAAGAAGGCTTCAAGAAAAATGAGTCCGTCGAAATGTTCAACAAGACAAACGCGCAAATGCTGAAACTTCTTTCCGATCTGGGATTAAGTCCGAAACAAACGACGGGCGGTGGAAGCGATGGCGACTTCATATTGTGACGTTCCGGAACTAAAAAATTATATTGATCTAGTCGACGGCGCAGGAAAAAATGGTCGAAAAAGGGTTAGTTTATATCAAAAAAAGCTAATCAAATTTGTAAAAAAAGTATTCAAAAATGAAAATTTAATCATCAAAACGGAACAACTGCAAAACTACATGGGCTTGCAGAAATATTTTGACTTTGATCTGTTTGAATGGGAAAAATTCATATTCACGCTTCATTGTTGCGTGTTCCGCGAAGACGGCTTGCCACGCTTTCCGGATCTTTTCGTCATGGTCGCACGCGGCGCAGGAAAAAACGGCTATCTGGCGTTTGAAGACTTCGCGTTGATCTCTCCGTATAATGACATACGAAAGTATGACATTGATATTTGTGCAACTGCGGAAGAACAGGCGCAGACTTCATTCAATGATATTTACGACATTCTGGAGAACTGCAAGGACAAAAAGACAAAAGCAGGATTGCGGAAAGTCTTCTACTGGAACAAAGAAAAGATCGTCGGACTGAAAAACGGATCAGTCTTGAAATATAGGACAAACAATGCGAAATCAAAAGACGGATTGCGATCCGGCAAAGTAGACTTCGACGAAGTCCACGCATACGAGACTTACGACAATATAAAAGTTTTCACAACCGCACTAGGAAAGAAGCCGCACCCACGCCGTACATACATAACCACAAACGGCGACGTGTGCGACGGCGTTCTGGACAATCTGATCGAGAAGGCAAAGCGCATTCTTGACGGCGAAACGGAAGACAACGGCTTTTTGCCGTTTATATGTATGCTAGACGATCCGGACGAAGTACACGACGAAGAAAACTGGTTCAAAGCTAATCCGTCTTTGCAGTATTTACCGAACCTTTTGGAAGAAACGCGGAAGGAATACAAAGAATGGCTGGAAGACAACAGCACAGCAAGCGACTTCATGACAAAGCGCATGAATATAAGGCAAGGAAACGGCGAAGTCGAATTGACAAGCTGGGAAAACATTCTGGCGACAAATCAAGAGACAGAGCCGCCGCGACAAGGCGAATTCGCAGTCTTAGGAATAGACTACACGAAGATCAATGACTTTGCGTCGGCTGGAATACTGACAAAGCGCGGTCAAAAGCTAGTCTGGAAGCAAAAAACGTGGGTATGCACAAACAGCGCGGATCTTCCGCGTATCAAATACCCATTGCACGAAGCGGAAGCAGCAGGCGAACTGGAATTTGTCGACGCGCCGGAAATCGATCCGGATCTGATCGTCTCATGGATAGCGGAACAAATGCAGACATACAGCCTTCAAATGACAGCACTTGACGACTATCGTTATGCACTCATGAAAAACGCGCTTGCGAAGCTGGGGATCAGCTACGAAAACAAAAATATTAAGCTGGTCAGACCTTCGGACAAAATAAAAGTTGAACCAATAATCGACAGCGCATTCCGTAATCACAATATTGTATATGGCAATTCGTCGATCATGCGCTGGTACACCAACAACACGAAGAAAGTCAAATCGAAGAAATACGGCAATTATGAATATCAAAAAATCGAAGCGAAAAGCAGAAAAACAGACGGCTTCTTCGCATTCGTCGCGGCTATGACACAAGCGGATCTGATACCAGAACAGCAAGCAGCCGCCGAAATACTGCCGCTATTCACTCTTTAGGAAAGGGGGCAAATGAAAAATGAACATGAACGACTATTTTTTGCGCGCCTTCGGGAAAAAAGCAACGATCACAGTAAAAACGCAAGTGGAAGAAGAATTCACAGAAGTTTTTTTCAAGGAACTTGCGACAGCTTGCGCAATTAACATGATTGCAAACACGATCGGAAAATGCGAGATCAGAACATTCGTAAAAAGCAAGCCGGAAAAGCGATCAGAATATTATTTGTGGAATTATGCGCCGAACCAGAACGAAAATTCTTCGGATATGCTGCAAAAATTCATCACAAATTTGTGTTATGACAACGAAGCGTTGATCGTAGAGATCGGCGGCAATTTGTACGTTGCAGACAGTTTTTCAAGACGGCAATACACACTTTACGACGACGTATTTTCAAACATCACGATCGGCGATCTGACATTGCAGCGCAGTTATACAGCCAGCGAAGTGATCTATATGCAGCTTAACAATATGGACGTGCGCCAGAGACTTGAAGGATCATATACAAGCTATGGAAAGACCGTGGCGCAGTCGATCCGGCAGCTTTTACGCGCAGGCGGTCAAAAAGGCATTCTGAACATTGACGCGCAGACTTCGGCGCAGCCGGATTTTGCCACAACGCTGCAAAAGCTGATCGACGAACGCTTCAAGCCGTTTTTCGAAGCAAATCAAGCAGTATTGCCATTGACACAGGGTTATACATACACCGACGTAACAAAGAACGCGCAAAGCACGCAAAATCCATCAGATCTGAACGATCGGATCAATTTTGAATTTGAAATGGCTGGTCGCGCGTTCCGTATTCCGAAAGCCTTAATACTGGGCGACGTTTCGGACGTTGAAAAAATCACAAAGAATTTTCTAACTTTCGCAATCGATCCGATCTGCGAAAAGTTTGGAGAAGAAGCCACGCGGAAACGCTACGGCGAAAAGCAGTTTGTCAAAGGAAATTATATTGACGTAAACACAAACTGCATACAGCACATAGACATTTTCGAGCAGGCGACAAACAGCGACAAGTTGCTTTCAAGTGGCTTGTATTGCATTGACGAACTGCGCACGAAACTGGGCGACACAGCTATAAACGAAGACTGGTCGCAAAATCACTATATCACGAAGAACTACGCGGAAGCGTCGCAGTTCCAACACTTAGGAAAGGGGGAAGAAAGCTAAATGCCAGCAGAAATGAAAGAAACAAAATACTGTTTCCGACAGGAAGCAGACAGCAACGTCCACCAGCTTTATATTTATGACGAAGTATCAGAATACGGCGAATTTGACTGGTGGTCATGGTCATACGCGGAAAGCGAGACAAGCGCGGAATTTTTCAGAAAAGCACTTGCAGACATTCCGGAAACAGACACAATCGAATTGCACATCAATTCGCTGGGCGGATCAGTCAAAGAAGGCGTGGCAATTTACAATCAGCTTCGCCAGAAGAAGTGCAAAGAAATTGTCGCATACGTTGACGGCTTCGCATATTCCGTGGCTTCGCTGATCTTGCAGGCGGCGGATCGCCGGATCATGGGGCTGGGTACTAGCCTTTTGATCCACAACGCATGGTTGACAGTTAGCGGCAACGCGGAAGATCTGCGCAAAGCTGCCGACGATTTAGACGTTTTGATGGAATCGAATAGAAAAGTTTATCTGGAGAAGTGCAACATTTCAGAAGATGAACTAATCGAAATGATGGAGAAAGAAACGTATTTGACACCGGATCAAGCCATAGAAATGGGCTTCGCGGACGAAATCGCGGAAAGCCAGAAAGCAGATCCGGACGCTACGGCGACACAGCTTCAACAGCAACTTTCACAAATGCGTGAAATGTTAGTGCAGGAAAGGGCATTCAAAGCAGATCTGAAAGCCTTGCAGACAGCGACGGCAGCAGGCGCAAAGGAAAGCGCAAAAGACGACGACGAAACAAACGGCGAAGGCACAAAGGGCAAAGAAAGCCCGACAGAGGAAACAAAAAATAAACTTGCCAGCTTGCTTGCAAAAGCAGCGGCGAACAACTATTTGAAAAGCGAGGTAAAAAGATGAAAAGCAAAGACGTAGCAGCATTGACACGCGAAGAGTTAGCGCAGAAGTTTTCGGACGCGCTAAAAACAGACGATCCGGAACAGGTCGCACAGGCTATGGCAGACATGGCGGAAGGGATCGAAGCTGAAATCTTACAGAAGGCACAGGACACGGCAGCAGTAGAGCAGATGGACGCGCAGGCGTTAGCAAATAGAGGACTGCGCCAGCTTACTTCCGACGAAAAGAAGTTCTATGAAAAGTTGATCGGCGCAATGAGAAGCGACAATCCGAAGCAGGCACTTTCTAATCTTGACGTAACTATGCCGAAGACGATCATTGAAGACGTATTCGAGGACTTGCGCCGTGATCACCCACTTCTGGCAGCGATCAACTTCCAGAACACTACTTACATGACAGAATTCATTCTAAACAAGAATGGAAAGCAGAAAGCAGTCTGGGGCGGCATTACCGCAGAGATCACAAAGGAACTTGAAGGCGAATTCGAGAAGATGGACGTTGTCTTGAATTCACTTACTGCATTTCTTCCGGTCGCTAAATCCATGCTTGACTTAGGCGCAACATGGCTTGACAGTTATGTCCGCGAAGTGCTGAAAGAAGCGTTATACGCTGGACTTGAAGAAGGTATCGTCGCAGGAACTGGCGTAAATATGCCAATCGGTATGATGAAGGACATTTCCGCCGCACACGTAGACGGCGAAGCATATCCGGACAAGAAAGCAACGGCGATCACAGCTTTCACACCGGAAGCATACGGCGCAGTTATCGCCAGCCTTGCCGTTTCACGAAACGGAAGACCAAGAACAGTCGGAAACGTGATCATGATCGTAAATCCGGTTGACTACTTCAACAAGGTTATGCCGGCGACAACGATCCAGCGTCCAGACGGAACTTATGCGAACGACGTTTTGCCATATCCCACAACGATCATACAGTCCGAGGAAATGCCGGAAGGAAAAGCGATCGTGGGTATTGCAGACAAATACTTCATGGGCGCAGGCACAAGCAAAGACGGCATGATCGAGTACGACGACAGCGTCAAGTTTTTACAGCGCGAAAGAGTTTATGCAGCGTACCTTTACGGAAACGGAAAGCCGCTTGACAATAACGCTTTCGCAGTCCTTGACATTACCAATTTGCAGCCTATGACTTACAGAGTGCAGATCTACGAGGGCGCAGCGTCAAGCGTTAGCGCATTAAGCGACGAAGGAACGCTGGTGGAGACAGAGAAGACCACATGGAGCGAAAGCGAGTTGAACGATCTGACAGTCGCACAGATCGAAGGGCTGGCAGCATATAAGGGCTATACGTTAAGCGGTAGCACAAAGGCGGAGAAGATCGCGTCCTTTGTAGCAGCGCAGGAAGCGGCGCAGGCGTAGGAGCGAAAAGAAAATAAACGGCAGTAGGGCGAAAAGCCTTGCTGCCGACTTTGAAGGCGGTGGAATATGACAAGCGAGACAGAAGCAGCATTGCTGGAAACAATTCTAAACGATCTTGACATTACCTTCGAAGACGAAAAACTGAAAGCAAAAATCAAGCGGAACATGGAAAGCGGCGCGGCATATTTAGAAGATAAAGCAGGAAGCGAAATTGACTTCGAGGAAGACAAGATCGCGCTGGATCTTTTAATCTCATATTGCAGATATGGGAGATCAAACGCCATTGAACAGTTTGAACATGATTTTGCAAGCAACTTGACAGCGTTTGCACTTCGGGCAGCAGTACAGAAGGCACAGGCGCAGGAAGGGGCGGAAGATGAAAGCGAAGTTTGAAGAATTTAACGACGGAATAGCTGGAATTTTCCGCGAAAACGAAGCAGGAAAGCTGGAAAGAGTTTTCACAAAGGATTTTCGCTTCGGAGAAGAAAACGTCAGTATCACGCGGCACTATGCCGCGAAAGTATCAGACGAAAAAGTCGACAAGATGATCCATATCCAGAAGCAAACTGGAATTATGGCGCATGATATTGTCGTAATCGACGAAGAACAGTTCGACATTGAAAAAGTGGATCAGATGAAAGACACATTGCCGCCGATCACAAAGTTGTCTTTAAATATGCTGGAGAAGCACAGGAAAAAAGACTTTGCATGAAAAGCGCAGTTGTTAAGCCGGACGCATTCGCGGCAGCAATCGACGGAATACTGCAAGAGATCGGCGAAGAAACGGAAACGAAATTCTTTGCAGCAATCGACGAAGCGGCGGACAAGTGCAACGAAGCCGCACAAGAGCCATTGACACGCGGTCACGGCGTATTATCTGGAGAATACCGAAGCCACTTTGCAATCGAAAAGGAAACGGCGCAGCATAGACACATAGCGACGTGGCACGTAGAAGCACCAGAATACAGATTGACACATCTACTTGAAAACGGACACGTCACAAGAGACGGAACGAAGCGCACGAAGAAGATCAAGCACATTTCAAAAGGTCGAGAAGCTGCGGAAAAAGTGCTTGAAGAGAGATTGAACAATTTATGGGGGTAGGATATGGACATAAAAAGCATATTAGAAATGTGCTGCGGCTTGCCAGTCGCGGACACAGTCTTCACAAAGCCCCAGAAATTGCCTTTTGTAGTCTTTCTGGACAAACAGACCACAGACGGCGACGACTTCAACACGCGGATCATAGCGCACGATCTGGCAGTCGAATTTTACGCCGAAAGAATTGACAGCACAAACGAAAAGAAACTTGAAAAGGCATTCGCGGAACAGGGCTGGAAATACGAAAGGGATCGCGAATATCTTTCAGATCAGAAATGCTTTGAAACAGTTTACAGCATTCAGACATTTTATGAAAAAATCGGAAAGGAAGAATAAAAATGGCAAATCAAAAGGGAACAAAAACAAAAGTTACGCTGGGATCGGGCAAACTGTACATGATGGCGTACAGCGGATCACTTCCGGACACATTCGCGGAACTTTTGAAAGACTTAATCACAGACAAAAACCACGCAGGCTGGATCAAAAACGGCGCGTCAATCGAGTATAAGCCGACAATGACAACCGAAAAAGACGATCTGGGAATGGTAGTAAAAGAGGTACTGACAGAGGAAGAAGCAACTTTCAAGACAGGGCTTTTCACATGGAACGCCGAAACGCTGGCAAAACTTAATTCTACCGCGCAGATCACAACCGAAACAGATCCGGAAAGCGGCAAGAAGTACAGAATTCTTCGCGTCGGCGGAACTGCAAACGACGACGGACAGCAGTATGTTTTGTTATTCGTACATGAAGATCCGGTCGAAGGTAATTGTTATCTTGCAGTAGTCGGAAGAAATACCGCAGGATTTACAATCACTTTTGCAGCAGACAGCGCGACAGTAATTGACGCGGAATTTTCTTGCAAGCCACAGGACGATCGCGGAACGCTGATCCAGTTCGCCGAAGAGTACGACGAAGAATTCCAAGATACCTACACAAGCGAGGAATTGAACGCATTGACGATCGATCAGATCAAGATCATTGCAGCCGCAAAGGGCTACACGATCACAAAGACAGTCAAAGCGGATATAATCGAAGAATTTATCGCAGCACAGACGGCGGCGCAGTCGTAGAAGCGGCATAACAGGGCTGGGAGATATTCCCAGCCCATAACACAAAGATGAAAAGGAAGGAAAGCAGAAATATGTATCAAATCAATTTTCAAAAAGCAAAAAGAAACTTCATGACCTTAACTTTTGAAGATGAAAAGCCGGACGGAACGCCGTACACGAAGACAATTTGCGTCGGTATGCCGAAAAAGCGGATCTTCGACAGGCTCATGGATTTATCGGACATGGTACACAATGACGACGACGAACCGCAGAGCCAGAGAGAAAAGAGCCAGAAAAACAGACAGCAGATCGACGCGCTTTATAGCGTGACAGCCGACATTCTTTCAAACAACCTTGCGCGTGAGAAGATCACAGCAGAATGGGTGGGCGAAATGATGGACGTGCAGGATCTGAAAGACTTCTTGCAGGAATACGCGAAATTTGCAAAGCAGGAAGCGGCAAACCCAAACTAGAACCGCCCTTCTATCCGATTGATGATGAAGGGCTTTTTGACATTCCGACGTACTGGGAACATTTAGTGCATGAATACACAGGCTTAAACGTGAATGAAATAGAAGAACTGGAATATATAGACTTCTTACAGTATAAGCGCGACGCATTTATCACAAAAATGAACCAGACGGAAGAAGGAAGGGAATATCTGGAGAACGCGCGGATCTTGTCACAGACAGAACCGGATCGCGCGACTTTGCGGCAACTTTTCGGAAAGGGAAAGTAAAAGCATGAGCAAAGGATTGAAGGGGATCACAGTCGAGATCGACGGCGATACTTCGAAATTCAGAAAAGAACTTGACACACTAAACAAAGACACAAAAACGCTGCAATCTGAATTGAAGGGCATTAACACGCTCATGAAATTAGATCCAAGCAGCACCGAACTGGCGGCGCAAAAGCAAGTGGTATTGCGGCAGGCGGTACAAGAGACAGAAGCAAAGCTGAAACTTTTGGAAGAAGCCGAAAAGCAAGCCGCAGCCGCCGGAATGAACGTAAACGACGAAGGATATAGAGACTTGCAACGCGAAATCGCATTGACAAAGTCAAAGCTGGAAGATCTGAAAAAAGAACAATCCGCGTTCGACGCGCTGAAAAACGGCGCAAAGAGTTTCGGATCAGCAATCGGCGACATTGCAACAAAGATTCCAGTCGTTAAGAAGCTGGCGGACGGCTTCGGAAACGTAAAGGAAAAGATCACAGACGCGGTCAAGAATAACGACAAAATAAAAGCGATCGGAACTGCGGTGGAAGGCGCAAAAGCGAAGGTGGAAGCATTCAAGGACGCGCACCCAGCCGTTAAGAAGATCGCGGACGGCTTCAAGAGCGTGGGCGAAGCGGTAGACATTGCAAAAAACAAATTGCCGTCGCTTAGTCAAGCAGTACAAGCCGCCGGACAAGCCGCAGTCACGGCAGGGAAGACAGGCTTTCAAGTATTAGAAACGACGATCAGCGGAACGATCAAAGCGTTCACAGCATACGCAACGGCAGCAGTCACGGCAGGCGTGGCAGTCACAAAGCAAGCAGTCGAAAACTACGCAAGCTATGAACAGCTTGTGGGCGGCGTGGAAACGCTTTTCGGGGCTGGCGGTCAATCGCTATCAGAGTACGCAAAAAGCGTCGGAAAGACCACAAGCGAAGCCAGAGAAGAATATAACAGCCTTATGACGGCGCAAGAAACAGTCTTAAAGAACGCCGACAACGCATATAAGACGGCTGGACTTTCCGCAAACGACTACATGGAAACCGTGACAAGTTTTTCCGCCGCGCTCATTAGTAGCCTTGACGGAGACACGGAAGCGGCAGCGACAAAAGCAGATCAAGCGATCACAGATATGTCCGACAACGCCAATAAAATGGGAACGGATATGTCAGCTATACAAAGCGCATATAACGGCTTTGCAAAGCAAAACTACACCATGCTGGACAATTTAAAGCTGGGTTATGGCGGAACAAAAGAAGAAATGCAAAGACTTCTGGAAGACGCGACAGCACTTTCCGGCGTAGAATACGACATATCATCATACGCGGACATTGTGGACGCAATACACGTCGTTCAAACCGAAATGGGGATAACAGGAACGACAGCAAAAGAAGCAAGTACCACAATCGAAGGATCAATCAATTCTGCAAAAGCCGCCTACGAAAATTTATTGACAGGGCTTGCAGACGAAGACGCGGATCTGGACGCGCTGATCGACAACATGATCGATTCCGTGGAAACAGTAGTCGACAATGTTGTGCCAGTCATTTTGCAGACAGTCAATTCCGTAATAACAAAAATTCCGGAAATCATAACAAAGTTTTCTGGAGTAGCAGGCGAACTGGCTGGCGAAGCCGTAGGACTAGCCGAAGAAGTTTTGCCGCAGCTTGAAACGTCGTTCTTTTCGATTATATCTTCGTTGATCGATATGCTGCCGGAAATGCTTCCGACATTACTACAAGCAGCCGTCGAATTCTTCATGGGGATTTTAGATGGATTGAACGAAGTGATCCCACAGCTTGCGGCGCAAATCCCAGTTCTAATTGAACAAATAACAACTACACTAACCGAAAATTTACCGCAGATCATAAGTGCTGGCGTTCTTATTCTAGTAAATATGATCCAAGGTATCACAAACGCAATTCCATCACTTATCGAAGCAGTTATCGCATTATTTCCAGTTATCACAAACGCAATTCTTGAAAATTTACCGCTGATCATAGAAGCAGGCTTGAACTTGCTGATCGCATTGATCGAAGGAATAGTCGAAGCAATACCGCAGCTTATAGCAATGCTTCCGGAAATCATAACGGCGATTGTTTCCACGCTTGCAAGTATGCTTCCGCAGATCATAGAAGCCGGAATAACGCTTCTTAATTCGTTGATAAGCGGAATTATACAAGCAATACCGCAGCTTATAGCAGCATTGCCGCAGGTAATCAGTTCGATCATTAACACGATCATTCAGAATTTGCCGAAGATCATTTCTTCCGGTATTGAGTTGATCGGCGCACTTATAAGCGGACTTATACAAGCGATACCATCACTTGTCGCAGCAATACCGCAGATCGTAGCGGCGATATTCAACACTATAAAAGCGGTCAACTGGGGAGAGTTAGGAAAGAACATCATAGACGGCGTAATAACCGGAATAAAGAACGCCGCCGACAGTCTGATCAATGTGTTCAAAGATTTAGCAAGCAGCGCGCTTTCGGCAGTAAAAGACTTCTTCGGAATTGCCAGCCCTTCAAAGGTCATGCGCGATCAAGTCGGAAAGATGATTCCGGCAGGAATGGCGGTGGGCGTAGAAGAAGGCATGGACGAAGAAGAAGATCGGATCAAAGACGCAATGCGAAAAGGCGTTCCGACTACAATCGACAGCTATATCAACACAAAAGCAGGAACGACGGCAGCAGGAAGCAGCACAGGATCAAGCGGCTTCGTGCAGAACGTAACGATCAACAGTCCGCGCGAATTGTCGCCATCAGAAACGGCAAGACAGACAAGGAACGCAACGCGGCAAATGGTATTGAAATTAAAACCAGCATAAAAGGGGGCGCAGGAAGTGAAAACAATTAAATGTGTGAACAACAACGGAATGTCTGCCACCTTTACCTATGATCACGATAATACAGAGTTTTTTCTGGTAAGTCTTGACGGCGTATATAACATCAAAAACGCCGTCAACACCACCCAGAACGCGACGACAGACGGCAGCAGTTATTCTGGCGAAGCATTAGAGCAAAGAAACATTGTGATCACGGCAAACATACGAAGAAACTACAGAGCGAACCGCGACACATTATCGCGCGTTTTCAAAGTGCATTCACAAGGCACATTCTACCACACAGAGGACGGAGAGACACGAAAGATCGAATACTACGTCGAAAGTCTGGATATTGAAGAAAAAGGCGTTTTGCGCGCTTGCACAATTTCTTTAATATGTCCAGATCCCTACTTCAAGGACGACGAAGCGACACACATTGAAATGGCAAGCTGGGAAGACGACTTCGAATTTGCCGTTGAGATCAGCGAAGAAGGAATGGAATTCGGAACACGATCGAAAGAGACGATCAAGGTCGTTGACAATGAAAGCACTACATCAATCGGTATTCAAATGACAATCATTGCAGAAGATACAGTCGTCAATCCGTCGATCATGAACGTAACGACAGGCGAAACGCTGAAACTTCTTTGCGAAATGCAGCCCGAAGACGAAATCGTCATAACCACAAAGCAAGGAAATATAGACGTGGTATTGATCCGAAACGGCGAAGAATACGACTACAATTATACAGTAGACGAAGACAATGAAGGATATGTGCAGTTAGAGACTGGGCGAAACTTCATCAACTACACGGCGGACAGCGGCGGCGATTATATGAACGTCAATTTTGACTTTGAAAATTGCTATGTAATGCCGTAGGAAGGGGAAAACGTATGGCAGAACAAACAGCGGTCGAACAACGACAGCAAAAGCAAGTCAAAATATATGACGCAAATCTGCAAAGAAAAGGCGTGATCGACGTTTATCGTTCACTTATCTGGACGCGAAAATTTTTTGAAGCAGGAACAGTCGAACTTCACGCGGCACTAAACAGCCGAAATTTGTCGCTACTGCAAGAAGGCAATATCTTAGCAATGACAGGATCGGTCGAAGCTGCATTCATTGAAGGAATGGCAGCAGACGACTATTCGAACGAAATCACGGCGACTGGCAGAATGCTTTCAAGCGGACTTGCGCGGCGCGGAATTAAGACAGTTATTTCATTCAAAAACGGAACGTATGAAGAAGCTATGCGAAGGCTGGTGGACGCTGCGGCAATATCAAACAGCGATCCATTGCCGAACTTGCAACTGGGAGAACTTGCAGGACTGGGCGACGCAGTCACTTTTCAAGTGTCCTACAAAGACACATACACATATTTGACGAAATTGTCACAATGCAGCAATCTGGGCTTTCGCGTGCGTCCGGACTTCAAGAACAAAATATTTTATTTTGAAGTCTACGCCGGAAAAGACCACAGCAAGAGCCAGTCGCAAAACAAGCGCGTTGTTTTTTCAGAAATCTACAAGAATTTGAGCAAAGCGACGTACACGTCAAATAGTCAAAATTATAAAACACACGCCATAGTCTACGGAGACGGAGAAGGAACGGCGCGAACAGTAGTAACAGCGACGATTGACGCGGACGCTTCCGGCTGGGATAGGCGCGAACTTATGGTGGACGCGCGCGACATTTCCGCCGACGATCTGACAGCGGCGCAGTACAAAGAAGCGTTGATCCAGCGCGGAAATGAAAAGCTGGCAGAATACGGCATTGTGGAAGCACTAGAAGCCACGACGCTTCCGTTTGTAAACTTCGCGTATAAAGAAGACTACGATCTGGGCGACATTGTCACAGTCAACAAAAAGGCGTGGTCACTTGAAGTAGATAAACGGATCACAGAAATTCAAGAGGTTTACGAAAACGGCGGCTTTTCTATAACGCCGACATTCGGATCGCCGCTTCCGGATAGCGTCGATCTTTCGGATAATTAAAAAGAAAGGAAGAAGGGCGAATGTCAGAGCAATACAGCTTTTTCAATTCAAAAGACCATGACAGAATTTACAATGCGAAAGACTGGGCGGACTACTTCGCGCCGTTATTCAAAAGCGGCGTTTTCAACGGAGATCTGCAAGTCACAGCAAACGACGACATGACAGTCACGATCAATACAGGCTACGCATGGATCGACGGCTACGCATACCACTTGACAGAGCCGATCACAGTCAATCTAGAGACTGCAAGCGGAAATATGAACAGGATCGACAACATCAAGATCCGGCTGGATCTGTCAAATAGATGGGTACTGCACGATCAAGACACCGGAAATTATTACCAAGGGGCAGCAGTCGCAAAAGATCCGGAGATCACGGCGACAGTTCACGATTTAATCATTGCGCGCGTATCAGTTCCGGCAGGAACGACAGCGATCACGCAAGACATGATCACAGACACGCGCATGGACGACACACTTTGCGGCTGGGTATGCGGCGCAGTAGATCAGATCAGCTTCGATCAGATCAAAGCGCAGTTCGACGTTTTCTTTGCGAAATACGAAGCGGACATCAAAAGCGACTACGCCGACTATTTGACGAATATTTCTTCGCTGGAGACGCAAGCCCAGACAAGCTACGACGCAATGACGGCGCAGTTTGAAACTTACGAAAACGAACAGAAAAAAGAATTTGAAGCGTGGGTGGCTTCAATCAAAGATATTTTAGACGGCAACGTCGCCGGAAACTTGCTTCTTCTGATTGATGAAAAAATGCAGAAAGTGACAATCGGAACGATAGACGGAAAAGTCTATCTGGACATAGAAGAAGGGCTAAATCTTGCATTGTCGGGCTTCACAGCAAAAGACACACACTTTTCAGACGACAAAAAGACGATCACGGAAACAGACGCGGTCGGAAACGTCAAAACAACGACGATTGTTTCAAAAAATAAAATAACGGAAGAATATGTCTTCACAAGCGGCAGCAGATACTTGAAAACAACTGTCTTTGTGGACAATTACAACATTACAGAAAGGATTGAAAAAATAGATGGCTGATTTTGTAGGATCAACATATACGATTAACAACATGGAAAAGGGCATTCCGCCCATGAACATTGCAAGCATATCAGCGTCGCCGAGTGACGGCGGCGTGAAAGTAAAAATAACCGCGCCGACAGATACGATCATAGAGGATCAAACAGTCTGCACGATCAAAGGTTATAGAATCATCTTGAAAAAAGGCAGCTTGCCAGAAGATGAAAACGACGGAACGATCGTGGAAGACGTGACAGAACTTGACAAGTACGAAAAAACAGCATTGCAGATCGGCGATCTGGAAAACGGCGAAGAATATTATATCGCAGCTTTTCCATTCAACGATTATTTGCTTTTTAACAGGAACAAAGCGAACGCGGCAAAATTCACGCCGCAGGAATATATATTGTTCGGCTACTACGACGACACCGAAGACACAAACCCAGAAACAAAGATCCACTACACCGACATGAACGAAAGTTACACGCCAGCGCGTTGCGTAGCGACGAACACAGGCGGCTGGACGGAAGGAAGCTGGACGGAAGACGCGGCGTGGTTTATCAAGGGCAATAAGCCTTTTATGGTCAAGTACGACGGAACGCTGGACTATGAACTAAACGGCGACAACTACGCGCTGAAAAAAGCAGACGGCAGCGCGTCGGACTTCAACAATTCAAGCTATGCAGGAAACGCAATGGCGACACTTCCGACGATCTGGGTTAAGAGATGGACGGAAGGAAAGAAAAAATATCGTCAATTCTGCAATATACAGCTTGACGAAAACTTCCACGCATACGCACACACGCGCGAAGACGGATCGATCGAGCCGTACACGCTGATCCCTATGTGCGCCGGATCGCTCATTTCAAACAAATTGCGATCAATCGGAAATCAAACACAGATGAACACACAGACAGGCGCAAACGAATTGACATACGCGAAAGCAAACGGCGACGGCTGGTCTACTGGCTACGCTTCGATCAAGATCCTTATATGGGAACTTGAAACACTTCTGACAAGGTCGACAAACAAGCAGGACGCTTGTGGCTACGGAAATTATACAGGCGGATCGGCTGCAAGCAGTCTTTCAAAGACTGGCGCACAACCGACTGGCGGTCGCTTCTACGGCTACGGATCAGCGGTAAACAAGCCGCGAAAATTCTTGCATTGCGAATGGCAATGCGGCGCATGGGAGAGGATCGAAGGCTGGTTATACGTCAACGGAAGACATTACATCAAACCATATCCGCCTTATAATGAGACTGGCGCAGACTATATCGACACAGGGCTTTCAATGTCCGGAACGTCGGGCAGCTACATTTCCGCTGGAGTGTTGACAGACTACGGAGAAATGCCGACAGTTTTGGGCGGCACGTCCGACACGAATTATTGCTGCGGCGGCTGGTATAATGCTTCGCAAGTCGATCATGCGCTTGTCGACGGCGGCTGCGCCGCTGGGTTGCTTTGCGGCGGCGCGGTGGTTGTCTACTATCTTGTGTCGAATTCGGGCTGGGACGTTTCCGCGCGCGCCTATCTGAAAACGCCTACGACTGCGCAGGCTTCGGACTACGAAGACTAGCAGTCAAAAATGGGGGCATGGGGGCGATCAGCCCCCAATATAAGAAAAGCAATAGAATACTTTCAAAGAAGGGATAAAACCACAAACGACAAACGGATCTTGTGTGCGTCTGCGCGGACGTTTTCGCGTTCTTCTGCGATTGTCGACGGCAACTGCAACAATGGGTTGCTTTGCGGCGGCGCGGTGAATGTCAACAATCTTGTGTCGAATTCGAACTGGAACATTTCCGCGCGCTCATTTCTACAAAAACATGGATCAATAACCTAATGCACACGACTTTCGGAAGACTATGTCTTGAAATAGTGCTGGTGTAGGCTGGGTTAGTAGCGAAATATCGAAAGCCCATGAAGCAATAGAAAGGAATTATGAAAACCTACAAAAATTTATATGAAAAGATAATAAGTGAAGACAATTTGAGGCTTGCCTTCAAGAAAGCCGCAAAAGGAAAGACGAAACGAAAAGACATTGCAAGAATTCTAAACGATTTAGATTATCATGTGGAAAAGCTGCACGGAATACTAGAACGCGAAGAATTCAGACCATCAAAGCACGCGAAACAGCAAATAAACGACGGCTTCAAGCAAAAGAAAAGATACATCATAAAGCCATATTACAGATATGAACAAGTGGTACACCATGCGATCATTCAAGTGCTTGCGCCGACAGACGAAGCGATCAGAAATGATCCAACGCTGCACAAAGTAATCAATCGCGGCGCGTATGAATTTTCGTGCGGATCAGTCAAAGGACGCGGCGCACACTACGGAAAGAAGCACATGGAGAAATGGATCAGAGAGGATCACAAAGGCACAAAGTACGTCATGAAAATTGACGTGCGGCATTTCTTCGAGAGCATACCGCACGACAGATTGAAAGCGAAGCTGCGAAGGGTAATTGCAGACGAAAAGACGCTGCGGCTTTTAGATCTGATCATTGACGCGGTCGACGAAGGCTTGCCACTAGGCTACTACACAAGCCAATGGCTTGCGAATTTCTATTTGCAGGACTTAGATCACTATATCAAGCAAGAAATCTGGCTGCCGGAGAAGCAGGCAAAAGAAGAAGCATTCAGAAAGCGCATGGCGCGAAAAGGGATCACAGATTATCAAATGCCGAAATATCCGTGCGGAATTAAGAAGCTGGAGCGATACATGGACGATATTGTGGGGCTGCACGGAAATAAAAGAGAATTGCAAACAGCAATGAAAAGGATCTGCGAATACTGCAAAGACAAACTGGGGCTTATCATCAAAGAAAACAAGCAAGTCTTTTTATTAGCGAAAGAATACGTCGTGCAGCAAATCGACACGGCAACAGGAAAAGTCAAAGAGGTAAAAAGGGAAATAGGACGCGCGCTTGACTTCATGGGCTTTCTATTCCGAAGGACGCGGACGACGATCCGAAAGGCGATATTATACCGGATTACGCGGAAGGCGCGCCGGATAGGAAAGAAAGAGAAAGTAAACTGGTACGACGCAAGCAGCATGATCAGCAGCATGGGCTATTTCAAGCACACAGACACATACAACACGTATGTGGACTGGGTAAAACCATACATCAATATAAAAACGCTGAAAAAGAAAGTGTCAAATCACGGAAGAAAGGAAGGTGGAAAGATTGCAGCTTGAATGGAAGAAGGGCGAAACATACGAACCGGATCGCCCAGCAGACATTGAAATGGGCGTGCAAAAAGTGAAAGTGCGAAAGGACATCACACGCGCGACACGAACCACAGACGACGGAACGAAGAAAGTATGGGAATACTACTTCGCAGACATGACACCGAAGCAATACGACGAATACAAAGAGGAATTAGCACAGCTTGACGCGCCTTTTGCGCTCATGATCCGCGAGAACAACGCGGCGACGCTGGAAGCAATCGCGGAGATCTACGAAGCGCAGATCCAGAACGCGGACAACCAGACGGCGATCATGGAAGGGCTGGCGGATTTATACGAAATGCAGGAAGGAGAGTAAAAGAGAATGACAAGCGTTTATATCAAATTAGTGATCGCAGGCACAAGGACGATCGCAAGCGTTCCGGCAAAGAACATTGTCGCGGTAGCCGTAGGAGTTCTGGAGAAGGGCGCAGACGACGGCAAGGAATACGCGACGATCGACGACGTACCGGACAAATACAAAGAAGAGGTAAAAGAGAAGTTGCAGCTTGACGGCTACGACATACAGGAATAGGAGAAAAGAGCATGGAAAAGTTAAACTTTATTGACAAATACAACGCGATAGTGGGCGCGGTTATAGCGGTATTATCTGCCGTTTTCGGTCAGTTCTGGTATATCTTCGCCGCATATCTGATTTTCAATGTCTTGGACTGGCTAACAGGCTGGTACAAGGCATACAAGAAGAAAGAGGAAAGCAGCAAAGTGGGATTGAAAGGCGCGGTCAAAAAGCTAGGCTACTGGGCGATCATCTTAGTGGCGTTTTTGATCAGCGGCGTTTTCATACACTTAGGCGACGACATTTTGAATATTGACTTATCATTTTTACAGATGATCGGCTGGATCACAGTCGCAATGCTAATGGTCAACGAAGCGCGCAGCATTTTGGAAAATTTAGTTGAACTTGACTATAACGTGCCGGACGTACTGATCAAAGGGCTGGCGATCACGGAAAAGCTGATCAAGGCAAAAGAAGACAGCGAAGTCAAAAGCGAATAGAAGACAAGCCCCAGAAATGGGGCTTGCTGCATAAGAAAGGCGGTAAAATATGAGATCAGAAAACACAAAGGATCTATCAGACGAAGAATTGAAAGAACTGCAAGAAAAAGTCGCAGGAATGACAGACGAAGAACTGGCGGAATTTAGAAACAGCTTCGAAGCCGACGAAATGGGCTTCGTGCAGGAAGAAGGCGAAGCGGAATGAACATAAACAGAAACTATTTGACAAAGATCAACTTCACAGACAAAAACGACACCAGCCGGATCAAGTACATAGTGATCCACTACTTCGGCGGACTTTCTACGGCTGAAAGTCTTGCAAAATACTGGGCGAATACATACGCCGGAGCGTCTGCGCATTATGCGATCGGACACGGCGGCGAAATCTTCCAGATCGTAGAAGACGACGACGTGGCGTGGCATTGCGGCGCAAAATCATACAAGCACGCGGAATGCAGGAACACGAATTCAATCGGAATTGAAATGGCAGTCAAGAAGAAGTCCACAGACACGCTTCTGGCAACAGATAAAGACTGGTACTTCACAGACGAAACAGTCAACGCCACCGTGGAATTAACGCGCCTTTTAATGAAAAAATACAACGTCGCAGCGGATCACGTACTGCGCCACTATGACGTGACCGGAAAAACTTGTCCTAATCCGTATGTATATAACCAGACGGATCACACGTGGGAAAGTTTCAAAGCGGCAATCGCAGCGGAAGAAACGACGTTGACACCTATTTGCGGAAGCGCAGAAGCGACAGCGGATCAGATCGCCGACTATATGCTGCGGATCAATCCGAACACGGCTTCTTTCGCTTCTGAAATTGCGAAACTGTATATCGAAGAAGGAAACACGGAAGGCATACGCGGCGACATTGCAGCGGCGCAAAGCATGATCGAAACTGGCAACTTCACTTTTACCGGATCAGCGGTCAAGCTGGAGCAAAACAACTTCTGCGGTATGGGAGTGACAGGCGCAGGCGTAAGCGGCAACAGCTTTTCAAGCCGACAAGAAGGAATTCGCGCACAGATCCAGCACCTAAAAGCATACGCGACAGACGAAGCATTGAAACAAGAGTGCGTCGATCCGCGCTTCAAGTATGTTGAAAGGGGCTGCGCGCCTTATGTTGAATATTTAGGACAGCAGGAAAACCCAAACGGCAAAGGCTGGGCGGCTGGCGCAGGCTACGGCGCGAAAATAACGGCGGTACTTGATAAAATTATCGCCGAAAGCAAAACGGCGGCTAATTCGGGCGCAGACGAAGCCACAGACACAAAGGAAACGACAGCGCAGGACGTGACAGCACTTTCCGGAACGATAAAGATCATCTATGAAGGAAGCGACGGCGTAAATTATCGCACAAAGCCGGACTATAACAAATCTTCGATCGCTGGAGTAGTGAAAAAAGGTACAGTTTTGACGGTAATCGGAGAAGTGGGCGACTTCTACAAAGTAAAGTCGGGCTGGTACATCACGAAGAAAACGGATCTGGTACAGTTTACGGCGACAGCTACGAAAAAAACTTTTGAAAATCATCTATAAGGGATCGGGCGGCGTAAATTATCGCACGAAGCCGGACTATAACAAATCTTCGATCGCCGGATCTGCGAAATACGGCGAAGTGTTCACGATCGTGGGAGAAGAAGGCGACTTCTACAAAGTGAAATCGGGCTACTATATCACGAAGCGAACGGATCTTATAACAGTTATCGAAACGACAGCATAAAACAGCTTGACGCGGCAGCAGTCGAAGCGGTACAATAAAACAAAGCAAAGCCCCTTGAAAACCGACGAAGCCGCCTACATACTACACGCGCAATACACAAACGCGCGAAAATGCGCGGAAAAACGCGGCGCACAGCTTCCGTAGAGGAAGCTGCCAAAGAGGGTAAATTCTAATAAAATGGCTTAAAAAGCTTGTTTTAGGGCAAATCAGACTACTATTCGGTTTGATTTGCCCATATTTAATTTATCAGCATAAAAAAAGGCTAATTTTATAGAATATGTTATCATAATAAAAACTTGTCTAGGTGAAAATAAAGAA